TAGTAATCCTTTAGTATTAAAATATTTATCTAACGCTGATAATCTATCATCAGCATCTACTAACATAATAAGTGCTTCTTCAGCATTCTTATAAAAGTCTCCGGTTGAATGGTCTCCAATACCTACTGCTTTATTACCTAATAACTCGAGTGATAATAATGCTTTTGCTTTATCTGCTTGTGCTGATAAACGTAACATGTTTACTAATTTGCTCATTTTAATAATGGTTTTATTTCTTTTGTGTTTAATCCTCTGTTGGTTAATATACGACTAATTTGTGGGGTATCCAACAAAGTTATATATTCTTTTGCTTCTTTACTTGAACATTGAAAATTATCTTTAATATGGTTAACTAGATCCGTATTAGGTTGTTTTACCTTAGACTTGATATATTTACTCCATTTATTATTTTTAGGAATAAATTCTCTATATATATTATAAATCATTCTTTTTTCCTGTGGTGGAAAATCTTGAACATAATTTACAACTTCTATATAATCAGGATTCATAGACAAAAATCTATGTATCATATAACTATTCCAAACTTCCCAGTCTTTATCTGTAAAAGACTCAACTGGGGGTTTGGTGTTATTAATTGCTTTTAACCAATCAAAGATGTTTTTCATTAAAGAGTTATATCTTTATATTCTTCTCTTAATTCTGGAGGTAATCCTTCACCTACAATTTTACCAGAAGATGTACATACAAATACTGGGATAGGCATCATAGCATCTTCATCTGTTCCTGTAACAAATCTAGATACTTTACGAATAATAAATTCTTGTCTAAATGTGTCTCCACCATCAAAGTTTTTTAATGCTGAAGTGTTTGATAAATCAATCTTGGGTTGTTGAACTGGTTGTTCCATAATTTTACTTGTTATTTATTAGTGTTTATATTAAAATTGTTTAGTTGGTAAATAATATGTATCATTATTAAAATAATTATTTTTATCTATTTTTGGGTCTAGTTCTATTGTGTGTTCAGTATATTCTTCTCCTGTAATTCCAAATTTATTACCTTTATAATATCTTGGGTTAAACCATGATGCTCTTCCCCCTTTTTTCATAAAAGTAGGAAGTAGATCAAAAAACATTTGAATGTTATCATCACACCATGTATCATAAAATAAACCATCATAGGTTAATAACTTATCTAAATTATCGATCCAATTTCCTTCTATAATATTAACATTAGGTTTATCTTTAGCCCACTCTTGAGCTTTTATAATTATTTGTGGGTGGATTTCTACTATAGTATGTGAATTAATTGAGTTTGATTGTATGAAACCAGCAGATATCCCCATTCCAAATCCTATTTCTAATATATCACCACCATTTTTAGTAATACTTTTAGCATGGGCTTCCATTATATCCATTTCCCAATCCATCATTACTTGATTTTTAGGTCCTTCATTAACCATGTAGCAAACTTCATTATCGGTAAATGTTAAATATTGTTCTATATAAGACATTACTTACTATTTATTAAATTTTGAATTAATGACATTATATTGATTTCCTTGTCAATACGAAAATTTGCTTTATATTGGTGTTCATTTATTAAAATAGTTGCTGTACCTTCTTTACCAGGTAAATATTCACCTGATTTATTATATAAAGATTTAAATAATCCATCAAAATCATCAACATTAGCATCAGCAATAATTTGACGGATTACTTTAAAATCTGCTGAATTGGCTGATTTTCTAGATGATAAAACATTAATAATTTTATCTATATAATTAGATGATACTAATACTGATTGATCTAATTTTAATGTATTATCTTGTGTAGATAATTGTATAGTATTAATACATTTACGTAAATCAGGATAATATTGATTAACTAATGGTACTAAATCATTTATATCATGTTCAATAGATTCTTGTTGTAGTATCCAATTTAAATGTTTAGCAACATCTTTTTTAGTTGGAGGTACAATTTTAAGTACTTGACATCTAGATTGTAAAGGATCAATGATACGCTCTACAAAATTACAAGTCATAATAAAACGCGTCGTACGAGAGAAAGTTTCGATGATATTACGGAGTGAAGCTTGCGCTTGGATAGTAAGAAAATCAGCTTCATCCAAAATGACCACTTTAAGTGGTTTAAAAGAAGCAACGCTTGCAAATCCTTGCACTTTATCACGAATCGTTTCAATACCTCTTTCATCCGAGGCGTTAATATAAAGATGATCGCAATCAAGATTTTGAACACAAAGTTTTGCCAAAGTAGTTTTTCCTGTACCACTTGGGCCGTAGAAAATAAGGTTTTGAATATCATTCTGTTCTAAATATTTAGATATTGATTTTTTAATATTTTCATTACCTACATAATTCTCTAACTTAGAGGGTCTATATTTTTCTACTAATAAACTATTCTCCGTACTCGCCATATATTGAATATTTCTTTTCTGGTTCTGGTATTACTTCTGTCTCTGTTGAATCAATTGCATACAAACTACTTTTTAATGGTTCTAACCTATAATGACCCTTAAAACCTGTTTTAGTCATGTAGGCTTCTAAAGTATCAGTTAGTGTTTTGTGTGTAGGACCATCTGGTTCATTTGCAACTAATCTCCATTTATCGCCCGGAGGAACTCTCCGAGCGATTAGGATATTTTTCTCTTCAATCTTTGTAGCCATAATATACGAAATTATTTTGACTCAGCCACAGATGCTTTTTTATAATCTGTGATTACTCTTTTAATAGCTTGTGCTGCTTTTCTAGCTCGTCCTTGACTTGCCTTTGTAGTTCCTACGTGTTCTGCTGCTAAGGTATTAAAGTTTTCTTCAATTACCTCAAAAATTTCTTGTTTTGTCATTTTTTTTTATTTATTTATTTATTAATAACCCATCATTGATGGATCAACTTGTTGAGGACTATCCTCAGTAATTTCATTTACTACAGTACATTCGGTTAATAATACCGTTCCTGCAACTGATGCTGCATTTTGTAAAGCGGTTCTAGCTACTTTAGTTGGATCAATAATACCTGCTTCTTTCATATCAACTACTTTTTCAGTTTTAATATTAAATCCTGCCCAAGTATCATTACCTGAATTAATTAAATTATCAGCTAATATTTGACCTTTAACTTCATCAAACCCCGCATTAATTAAAATTTGATTAAATGGTTTTGAACATGCCTCTATTACAATTGCAGCCCCTGTTGATTTAGCTTCTATACCCGATGAAGCATATAATAATGCTGTTCCACCTCCAGGCACTATCCCTTCTTCAATTGCTGCTTTAGTTGCATGTAATGCATCATCCACTCTATCTTTTTTCTCCTTCATTTCAGTTTCAGTATTTCCACCTACATGAATGACTGCTACTCCTCCGACGAATTTTGCGAGTCTTTCTTGGAGTTTTTCGATTTCAAACGGGGAGTCCGCTTTGTCAATTTGTTGTTGTAACTCTTCAATACGTGTTTCAATTGATTCAATTGTTCCTTTTCCATCTACTAGTGTGGTTTTTTCTTTATCTATAGTTGCAGTTCTAGCTTCTCCAAACCATTCCCAACTAAACTTATCCATCTTCATTCCTTTTTGCTTATCAAAAACCACACCACCTGTTGTTACTGCAATATCTTCTAATACCAATTTACGCCTATCACCAAAGTCGGGTGCTTTAACAGCACACACTTTCATAGTTCCTCTCATTTTATTAACAATAAGAGTTGCTAAAGCTTCTTGATCAATATCTTCAGCAATAATTAATAAAGATTTTGCTTGTGAAGATACACTTTCAAGAATAGGTAATAATTCTTTTACTTGAGTAATTTTTGTATCAGCAATTAATATAAGAGGATTTTCTAAAGTAGCAGTCATAGTATTATTATCTGTTACAAAATATGGAGACTTATAACCCCTATCAAATTGCATTCCTTCAACAGTTTCAAGATATGTTTCACCTGTTCGGGATTCTTCAATATGTACAACCCCTTCCATTCCTACTTTATCAATAGCAGTAGCAATTAATTTTCCAGTTTCTGGGTCATTATTTGCTGAGATAGTGGCAATTTGTTCTAACTGTTCCTCTCCTGAAATATCTTCTGCTATATTATTTCGTAAATTATCAACTACCATTTTTACGGTTGAGTCAATATCCCTTTTAATTTGTACTGCATTTTCATTATTATTTAAAGCATTTAATCCTGCTTTTACCATTTCACGGGCTAATAATGTTGAAGTTGTTGTACCATCACCAGCTTTTTCAGCAGTTTTAATTGCTGCCTGTTTTACTAGTTGTACTCCTAATTCTTGTTCTGGATCTTTTAGTTTAATTGATTTAGCAACAGTAACTCCATCTTTTGTAGATTGAGGTACTCCTTGTTCATTTGCTATAACAACATTTCTACCATTTGGTCCTAGTGTTGATACTACTGCATCTGCTAATATATCAATTCCCTGTACTAAATTGGTTCTTGCTTTTGAACCTAGTGTAACTTGTTTATTCATTTGATAAATCTTTAATTTCTTCTTGGGTTAATGTTTCTTTAGTTTCTTCTAGTATTTCAGCAACATCAATTTTCTCATTAATCTTTGCTAAAATTTGATTTTCAGGACCAATATAGTATTCATCTCCCAAATGTTGTAATTTAGTAAAACCTACTGTTGGTAATACTACTTTGTCACCAATTTTTACGGTGGTTTCAATAAATGTTCCCATTAAGGTGGGTTTACCAGGACCTACTGCAACAACAGTTCCATGTTCATTTCTATCTTTACCTAAATCAGGTACAATAATTGACCCATAAGTAGTTTCTTCTACCTCTTGGGGTTTTACGATAACGGCATCAAACAATGCTTCTAATTCCATCTGTATAATTTTTAATGTTAGTACTTATTTTTATATAATTGTTAATATATTCTTCTAAACTATCA